ATAATGAAAATAAAATAAAACAAGAATACAAGGAATACAAGAAAAATTTTGTTTTTCAAAGATATTATAGTATGAACTTATTAAATAAAGATTTAAATAAAAAATATAAAATAACAAACACATTTCTAAAGAAACATAATTTTTACTTCAATAAAATTGATAATCAATCCATGTTTGAACAATATAATAACTCATTAAATTACTTAAAAACAAAAGATTATAGTTGTGATGATGAATATACATTGCATGATTTCTTAAAAAAGAATAAAATAATACATGGTGAGAAAGGTTGTGATTTGGTTACATCAAACAAAACAATATATATTGATATAGATAAATTAAATGTACTTTCAAAATTGGCATATGAAAAAACAGGTATAAAATATAAATTTGGGGAAAGTGTTTTGAAAAAAACAGAGGAAAAAACAACAATAGATTATAGTTTTGATGCAAATATTGATAATTTACTAGATCATTTCCAGACAAATATTCCCCATATAGATTATAATCTTAGCCAATACCTTTTAAATGATTTTGATGAGTATGATTCTTTGGAAGCAAAACAAATGAAAAAGGAATTAAATAACTCATATAATTTACCATACAATGTTTTGTCAGAAACAAATTCCTTTTGGTATGCAAGAAATTCACATAATATATATAATGAACTTTTACATGTTGTTAAACTAAATTCAAAGAAAAAAACTTTTACATTTGTTAATTGTGGGTTAAAAAATTTTTTCATAATTGTTGCAAGAAATTATGCACCAAATGTTCAAGATGGCCAACCATTTATGTGTGTTCTGATGACAAAAAAACCAGAGTTATATAATGAGATATATGGTAAAGTTTATAAAACAAAATTAAAAAATGATTATACACTTGTTTACACAAATTGGAGAAGATTATCAACAATAAAATTGACATTTCTAAGAGACTCTTTTTATACAACCTTGTCTAGTACAATGAATAGTATCCTTTCCTCACCAAATACAGGGGATTATTATATGGATAATAGATTAAAGAAGATATATTCATTAAGAGTATTGATTGCACATACAACAAGCCAAAAAATTTCAGAATTATTAATGGACACAAGGTATGCTTATATGTCTGCATTCTCTACACATACAAATATAACAAAATTACTTATTGAGAAATTCGGACCACCATATTATAACTGTTTTGAATTATGGATAATAAAAAGATTATTGCAAAAATTACCATTAATAAATGAGTCTGCATTCAAGGATGGTATTGACCAATATAAGATTGAAATGGATATAAATGTTAGAAATATAAATAATATTGGTGGAACTATAAAATTGCCTAGTTTATGGTATGATTATACACTTACAGATGTTACAGAGTTGTTGGATGAAATATTTATATATGTTCATACAATAAAAGAACCATCAAATATACATCATGAAAATATTAAAGCATTAAGAACAATCAGGAAATTTCAGAGTTTGTATGAGGATTTGGAAATGAAACAACAGTATGGTGTGTTGAATGATGATAATGACTTTGATAAATTTTTGTTGTCAGATAACCCTATTGGTTGTTGTACAAATATTATATATAATTCTGTTAAAAAAACAATAAAAAAAGAAAAACCATTTTTCAAAAAAATAATACATACTATAAATGATGAATCTATTGGTGAAATATTGAGTACAAAGGCTGTAATTGATGATAAAGAAAGATTGGTTGTTTCCACTGAACCTTCAAAAAGAGATATGAAGAAAACATTGAATATATATAAAAGAAAATTTGATAAAGAAGTTTTAACCGAAGAGGAAGAAAAAAACATAAAAAAATATTATTTACAAACAAATTCAAAATATTATAATAAATATAAAGCAAGGCAGAAGGTTATGGAAACTGTTTTAGAGTATGCTGAATCCAAAAATATAAGTACAACAATACAATTTGCTGAAGAATTCTTAAAATCGGATAAAAGGGTTGTAGCAGATATCTGTATAAAATCACAATATGGTAGTAAGAGAGAATTTTATGTTGTGAATATTGGTGCAAAGACATTGGGTAGAGTTGCAGAGAATTTTTATAAACAATTATGCGATAATTCACCGAATGAAGCAATTTCTATCCCTGGTGATGATAAAATATTATCAATGCAAACAATGTTGGATAAAGTTTATTTTAATTATAATCCAAAAGTCCATAAAATAACATATGTCAATGGTGATTGTACTAAATGGTCAGCTGCTGAAACAATGGCTTCATTTATATCAATGACAATGGCTTTAGAAGAATATATAACTCCAAAGATGTATAATTTTTTAATTGCTACATTTAATGCATGGTCAGACAAAGATATACAAATACCAATGGATGTTTACAACAAAGTTATTGCTTCAGAGAAATACCAAACAACATACTTGAATGAATTAAAAAGTCATGAAACAGCAACATTGAAAAGTACACAAAATTTTCTACAAGGTATGTTTAATTATTCTTCATCTTACAAAGCAGTTTGTTGTACAAATTATACAATATGGATGTGGAAAGAATTATACCCTGAAAGTGATTTACATGTTGAACATATGGAACATTCAGATGATTATGTTCTTATAATATTATATAGTGATATAAAAGAATTGGAGAGATTTAGAATATTACAAAAAATATGTATGAAAATGCATGGTTATAATGATAGTGATAGAAAAACAAGTATTCAACCTTTTTTCATGGAATTTGTATCTCAAATATCATTTAATGGTGTGATGCTTTATCCTCAGATTAAAAAATCAAAAGAAGTTAATCTCTCATTGCCCTGTACAGGTTACAAAACAGACATGGATGCAGCATTATCTAGGGTAAAAGAATGTTCAAGGGTTGGTTGTAATCAAAGTTTTTTGTATTTTTTCCAAAAACTCCATGTTTATGTAGTCTGTGAAGCATATGGTACATTACCTGGTATGACAAACGCAATGGGAAAAACATATAAAGATTTACTTAATACACCAATAGAATTGTTTGGTATGCCAAATCCTTTACCATTGTTTTCTTTATACTGTAAAGGCAATATAAACAATTATCGATTATATATTTACGGGGATGAATATTGCAAAAAAATTATATGTTTACTACATAAACTTGCATTAGAGGATGAAGAAAAAATGAATTATTTAAATGAAAATGTTGATTATAAATACTCATTAAAATCTCCAAATTTTGTTTATGATCTAAAAAATAAAACAGTTGATAAAATTAGAAAAGCTATAAATATCAATACTGAAACTATAACAAAGTTCTGGGAGGAAAATATTAGTTATAAATTTATAAAACCAAAGACATTGGGAGATTTAATCATATGGATAAAATCTATGTTCTTTAATAAAAGTTTTTTAGAAGCATACACAAAAACATCTAGATCTGATATGACAATGAGAATATCAACATATGTTAAGGGTAAGATAATAAAAGATATACTTAATGTTGAAGATTTCTTAAATGATAAAAATAATTTGGAAAGCAATTGTCTAACGATTAATGATTATTATGAACTAATAATGAAAAAGTTTGATAATCCTATTTATAATAATTTATTGGAAAATTACATGAATGATAAAGATAAACAAAATATGTTAATGAAAACAATCACAAAAAGTGACCCCACAATAAGTACAATATATTCTATATTAACTAAAACAAAATTTATGGGTACAGGTAGAAACAAAACAAGAACAATTCAAGTTGCATTAAAAACACCAAGGAAAATAAAAACATTTACCATAGAAAATAATCCTGCTGACATATTGCAATATATATATAATAGAGAAAATTTCCTTAAAGATAATAGAACATTAATTTCTAGGGTATCAATGGAAAAAGATATGAAAATGATTGAGACAAGAATACCAAAAGAAATATTGGCTTCAAAAAAAACAACATCAATATTATCTGTTTATAATGATCTTTTGATAAATAAGGAAAAAAAGATTGTTATGTTTGGATTTAATAGACATACAAAAACTTTGATTGAAAATATAAAGGAGACATTGATTTATAATTATTTACCTGGTAAACTGGTTATGGTGAAAATGAAAACAAATATTGAGGTCAAGGATCCATTAGATGGTAGTACATTGTTTTTACATGGTGTTGGATTATCAAAAGATTATCATAAACAATCACTTGAAAATATATGTATACTATATACTTATTTACAATTAAAAACGGGAATTGATATAGAAAACATAAAATTTATATTAAGTAAGTTATTATTTAAATTCAAAGATGATGAAGATTACACACACACTTATAAAGATATCTTGTCAACAATAAATATGGATTATGCATTAAATTTTAACTTTAACCAATCAGAAATAAAGATCTCTGCATATTTGAAGGCAATATTAATGAATGATAACACTATGATTGATGATTTTATAAACAGTGTATATTCTTTTTCATATACATATTTGAAAGAAGGCAAAAATATAGGTGGTAATTATGGTTTAACTTATTTAGAATTTAATTACTTGAAAATAAATTGTGAAGCCTATACAAATAATGAATCTGAACCTACTTTTCTTCTTCTAAATAGGTACACTGAAACATATAGAAATAATTTATACAATATCGCTCTAAGATTAACAAATAAAATTGGTCAGAAGGAATATGAGAAAACACAAAATAATGATAATTGTAAATTGTATCAATATTCAACAATAAAAGACACAAAATTGTTTAATGATTTGAAGATAACCCATTGTTTAACAAAGAAGAATATGGAGAATAAAATGACAAAAATAACTGAATTAAGGGATGATCAGTATGTTTATCCAATATTTTTAACAAAAAAAGAATTAACAAAAATAGGTAAAAAGAAATATTCATCTAAAAATGTTTATCCTATAATAGATTATAATAATATTTGTGTAAAATTGGGTAGAAAAAAAATATATACATTACCATTTTGGCATTGTGAACAACATGATAACGTAAAATATTTTGGCGATGATTGTATAAATGGTATATATATTAAAAACATGGTTGGCAATAGATTAATTATGAATTATTTTCAAAATAAATTATCCATATATAATACAAATGTTAAATTAAATTATA